TTGAGCTGGTCGACCACCGCGCCGTAGCCCTGGTAGGACAGCGACGTCAGGTAGTGGCCGATGTTGAGCGACTTGGCAATCGCGGTCGCGGGCTTGTAGCCGATGCAGCCCTTGACCCCGTCGCCGTCGGCCGGCGAGCCCGGCAACGCGGGCGCCCACGTCAGGTCGTTCCCGGAGACGCCGGTCAGCCAGCGGACGTAGTTGCCGACCGCACCCACGGTCATGGCGATCAGGATGGGCTGTCCGACGGCCAGCCCCGTCGCCGACGCGACCGTGCCGGTCGTGGACGTGGCCCCCGCCGCCAGCGTGGTGTCGAGCGTCACGTTCGTCTTCGCGCCGAGCCCATGCTCGAGGATCGCGTCGTGATCCGGCAGCGTGTTCAGCGTGCCGCTGGGAAAGAACTCGCCGCGCATCGACCACTGGCCCGTCGCGCGGCGCGTGCGGCGGTAGACCAGGTCCGGGTGCGTGTGGCGCGTCGGCGCGTCCACGCGGTTGCGCGGGTTGTAGCCGAGATTGACGTTGAGGTGGCGGAGGGCGTCCGTGGCCGCAAAGCCCGGAGCCACTCCGTAGTCGGTCTCCGCGGCGGCGAACACTGTGCCGACCCGTCCGAGCTGATACACCGGCATGACTACGCTCCTTCAGCGCGCGGCGTGACCGGCGCGAAAAACTGCTCCACGTGCGCGCCGATCGCCTGGGCCCACGTCAGGCCCGGCGCGATCGCCGCGTCCAGTGCGACACGATCGCCGGGGACGAACGATCGCCCGGCGGCGCCCGCAACCACCGTGAGGCCCGGCGTCACGCACACGACTTCGCGGACGATCGCCGGCTCGCGTCGTGTCGCTCTACCCATTCGGCTGCCCCATCGTGCGAATCACGGTCACCTGCGCGGTGACCTTCGCCCACACCTGGGCACCATCGAAGCTGACCGGCTCCTGCGAGAGCACGCGCGTATCGACGGCGAGGCCTCCGCGGCGGATGTCCTGCGCCAGGGCCTGCTCGACGTCGGCGGAGAGGCGGAAGTAGGTCTTCAGCCAGCTGCTGTCGTCCGTCGGATCCGAGTCGTGCACCGCGTGCACGGTGACCGGCATCGTGATCTGCACGCCCTTGGGGGCAAACTTGATCGCGTGCTGGTCCGGCGGCAGCTCGAGGATCACGAACGGCCGGAGCTGCTGATCGCCGATCAGTGTCTCGACGTCGACGTTCGGGTCCAGCTTCACCGCCAGCGCCGCGACGTCGTGGTGATACCCGCTTGCGATCGCGATGCCCTGCAGCGCCGTCTGCAGCGACTGCACGATTCGGTAGGCGATCGGTTCGGCCATTACTTCTCCGTCGCCGCGAATTTCAGTTCATGCGCCAGGCGCGCCTCGAAGGCCGCGCGCATCTTTTCGATGCCCTGCGCGCGGTAGCGCGCCAGGACGCCGCCGATCGACGGACCGAACTTCTCATCGATCGGTAGCCGCTTGTTCGTCTTGCGCGTAAACACCCCGACGTGCCCGGTGGGCATCGTCGCGATGAATCCATGCGCCAACTTCTTCCGACCGCCGCCACCGGCGCCCACGTTGTAGGACACGCCCGAGTTCGTCTGGCGCGCCGTGAACTTGATGAGCGGGATCCGCTTCGCGCTCGCCGCGAGCCGAATCTCGAGCCGGGTCTTGGTCGCCTTCGTGCTGCGGAGCGCCGCTTTCACGTCGCCGACCTTCAAGCCCATGTCTTTCGCGATGAGCCGCGCGATCTCGGCGTGCCCGGTCGTGAGCGCCCGGTTCAGCGCGCGCATCGTCGCGGTCTGCGCCCGCTTCGGGTACTGCTTGAGCAGCGCCTCCACCGCGGTCGCGTCGAACTCGATGGTCGTCGTCGCAGCCATGCTCGTTACGCCGCGCTGACGATGACGCGGATCTGCTCGCCGTCCTGGCGCTCGACCACGTCCACCTTCCACGTCCGGGAGGCCTCGCCGCGGCGCGCCGCGATGATGCTCGTCCCCCGCGGGATGGCGCCCGTCTGCGCGATCCGGAACGCCAGGACCTCGCGCGGCGCGCGCCGCTGCAGGTCGTGGCCCGTCGGCAGCTCGTCGACCAGCGCCGCGGTCCAGATCCCGATCGCCTCGATCGTCGACCCGTTGGGCGGCGTGACCAGCGCGGGCACGCCGAACGTGTTGAACGAGGCGTCGAGCGCCAGCACCCGAAGCGCGCTGAGATCCATGACGGGTCAGCCCCGCTTACGCGTTGGCCGATCGGGCCGCGCCGTTCAGCCGCGCAACCCCCGTCCGAAGGTTGACTGCGGCTTCGACAGCGCCCCCGATCGGCACGGTTAGAACGACCCGTTCAGCCGCAGCCGGCCCGTGCTCGACGGGTTCGCGGCGACCGCCATCGCGACGCCGGCGAGCGTGTTGCTCGTCGCGGTCGTGGTGAAGACCTTGTTGGTGTCGTCCCAGTAGACCTTGTCGCCGACCGCCCAGGCCTCCGCGCTGGCCTTCGCGTGGGTCCAGACGCCGGTGACGGCGAATTCGCCCTCGGCCGACTCCGCGACGGTGCCGAGCGCGATGCCGATGATCGCGCCGACCTTGGCTGCCTCGCCCGAATCGCGCTGGTACGGCGCGGTGAGGGTCAGGGTCTTCCCGGGCTGGATGTAGTTCGTGGCCATTGCGTGTCCTCTGCGGCGTGGGTCACGGCGCGCCGTCGCCGATGAAAGTAGTGAACCGAAGCCTCACCGGGCGCGGACATACGCCGCTACCCGGTGAGGCGGTGTCCGGTCGCTTACGCGCCGGCGTTCGTCACGGCGCCGCGGAAGTCGACCGCGGCCACGCCGACGTCCAGGCGCGCCTTCAGCTCGACGCCGTTGTAGCGCCAGCCGTCCTGCGTCTCGATGACCGGCTCCTGCTGGCCCTCGAGGAACGACACGACGAACACGGGCGCGACGCTCGGGTCGGCGAACAGGTAGCGGCGCGTGCCGCTCAGACGGCCCGTGCCGACGACGTCGTTGAACAGGCCCTTCACGATGTTGGGCTTCTGCAGCTTGCCCGTCGTGTCGGGGTCGTACTCGGCGCCGTTGATCGCCTTCGCGTTCCCTTCGAGGGTCCGCGGCACGAGGAGCACCGACGGGCGCAGATCCAGGATGTCCTGGCCGTTCACGTCGGTCTGCACCGCCATCACCGCCGCGTCGGCGTCGAGGGCCGACATGCTGATGGCCGCGGCCGAGCCGACGTTGCTGCGGTTGCTGTGGAAGAGCGGCTGGCTGTCGCTCTGGGTGGGCCCGAGGCCGCTGTTCTGTCCGAGCAGCGCGTAGAAGGCCTTCTCGATCGTCAGCTTGCCCGAACGGCCGAGCATCTCGGTCATGCGCGTCACGAAGCCGAGATCGTCGTTGACGATGACTTCGCGCGTGATGCCGATGATGTTGCCCTTCGTGCCGACGCTGTAGGTCGCCTTTTCGCCGTCGGGGATCGCCTTGTTCGTGAACTCGCCGTGCTCGTTGATGTCGTCGAGCACCGTCAGCGCGCCCGTGCGATACCAGTTGTGCGTGCGGAAGTCCGTGACGGACGCCGTCCCGCAGATGCGCGACCAGGTGTCCGGCGTCACGGCGTAGGCCGCGCGCAGGATCTTGTGCAGCGTGTTCTCGAGCAGGACCGCGAAGTCCGACGCGGTCTGGTAGTTGCCGCTGCGGAACGCCATCGCGCGGCCCGCGATGTCCATGCGGTTCATGCCGCGGGTCGAGACGTTGTGGCGCTCGAGCGTGTCCTTCGCCAGGTCGAGCAGCGAGACGCCGTGGCGTCGGTCGAGCCTTCGTGCTTCGCGACCATCCGGGCGAAGCCGGACCGCTGCAGCAGCCAGATGCCGGCGCCGCGGATCCACTTGTCGCGCGCGTCCTCACCGAACGTCACGACGGTGTTCCGGGTCTCGGTCTGCTCTTCGGTCTCCGCCATCTTGGCGAAGATCGCGGCGCGCGCTTCGTCGAGCGTCTTGCCGCCGGCGATCAGCTCCTGCGCGAAGCTGTCCTCGAGCTTGGCGGTCCGTACCGCCGTGGTGATGCCCTGGACACGCGCACGCTCCGCGGCGATCGCCTCGGTGCGAACCGCGTCGAGGTTCGGCTGCTCCGCAGCGGGCTGCGGCTGGGTCTGGTTTTCCATTGCTGCTGACTCCTGAGCGTTGCGCGTGACAATCACGCACGGGTTGGTATCCGACTTGTCGCCGGTCCGCACGCGCGCGCCGGTGTCGGCGGGCATCGGGACCATGCTGATTTCGTAGGGCTCCCAGTCGATGGCCGTCCGCACCGGGATCGCGTCCTTCTTCGTGCTGTCCTCTTCGAACTTGTGGATGCGGTAGCCGACGCTGACGCTGCGGATGATCCCGTCGCGCACGTCCTGCCAGATCGGCTCGACGGTGTCGCGCTTCGAGAACCGCACCGTCGCGAGGCCCTTGCCCTTCTCGATGCGCGCGCTGCCCGGCACGACCGTGCCGAGGATGTCGCCGACCGACCAGGCGGAATGGGAATCGAGGAGAGGACCGCCGGCGTTGATCCGGTCGAGTCGCACGTGGGCGGCGTCCATCGACAGCACTTCGCGGTACCGCTTGCCGGACCAGTAGTCCATGCGGTCCACGGAGGCGCCCGTCGAGAAGATCAGCTCGACCGTGCGCGCCTCTTCGTTCACCGTACCGACTTCGGCGCGGACACACAGGGCGGGCAGATCGATCGTCGAGGGATTCACGCCATCAGAGTCGCAGACGACGAGCGCGCTCGCAGCCCGCAGAGATCGCGGATCCTTGTGTTTTGCGGGTATCTTGGCGTGCCCGGTGTCAGCGCTTTCGCAGCGTCGACGGGGCATTCGGCGCGAGTAGCCAGCCCTTACGATAGAGCGTGGACAAATGCTCTTGCACCGTCGAATGATGCAGCGAGAAGCGGCGCGCTAAGTACGTCGACGGGCACGGCTCGCCGATGAAGGCTTCGTACTCGCCAATCGCGGCGAGTATCGTTTGCTGGCGTTGCGTGAGAGGAGCGGGCGCCGACACTCGAACAGCGGGAGCGGAATCGCGCTCGCCACGATCGTGCTCGCCGTGGTGACACCGCTTGCAGAGCCACCTTACGTCGAGCGGCTGCCCGTAGTCGTCGTGATGCCCATGTAATTCCGACTTGTGCGTCGGTGTGCCACACGACGAACAGCACATCGGCTTTCTAATGTCGCCGGACTGAACGGACCGTTTGACGGCTCGGCGCGCTTCGCGCCGTTGAGCGCTCTCGCGCCACGTGAGCGGCTTGAATGTCGCGGTATCCTTGCGAGCAGCCATGCTGAGCCCCCTCCTACGGGGCTAGGCGTGGTGAGGGGCCGTCGAGCGCAACGATCGCTCGGCGGCTCCCGATGTCGGGCCCATTTTATTCGGTCAAGAGTGGCACCGCTGGGCCATTCGCTGTTCGCAACCAACCTTTTCTGTGCAGCACCGACAGGTGCTGCTGCACCGTTGAATGATGCACACGTAGACGCCGAGCCAGATAGCTCGCCGAGCACGGCTCGCCAGTCAGGCGGTAGTACTGGATCACGAGCTCAAGGATCACGCGCTGCTTCGTCGGCAGATCTGTCGCACGGCGCCCCGGGCTGTCGTCCCGCGCCACCGCTCGCCGATCCTCGCCGCTCCGGCGCTCGATGCCCTCGTACATCACGACGCGCCTCCCTCCGTGTTCACCGCCGCGTTGCCGGACTGCTGCTGCCCCTGCGCCGTGATCTTCCTGGGGTCGCTGTCGAGCACGACGCCGGCGGCGTCGAACTTCTGGTTCCAGGTCTTGATTTCCTCGAGCACGGCGTCGGGGTCGTAGCCGCGCTCTCGGACCATCTCCGGCCAGGTGATGGCGCCGATCCGGATGTTGCGCTGGTAGGCCAGGCCTTCCTTGTCGGGCTCGATCATCGGCATCGGGGGCGCCGTCCACTGCGCGCGGGGGTACGAGGGCTCGCCGAGGAACGCCGCCTCCATCGCCCAGTTCCAGACGGGATCGCAGAACTGCGGCACCAGCAGATGCCAGCGCCAGTCGTAGACGTTCTCGTAGTGCTCGACGCGCGCCATGCGCGCGCTCGAGAAGTTCACGTTCGAGTAGTCGCCCGTGTAGTCCTCGTACGACAAGCCGACGCCCTTCGCGTTCTTGCGATCCTGGCTGGTGACGTACCCGGCGTAGTCGC